ATTAAACTCATATTGTCTTTAAAAGGGGTTTCTCTTACTCTTATCTGCATAGCCCTTTCAATAATTTCATTATATTCTGGAATGAGGTACAGAAATCTCTCTTCTGCCTCTTTATAATCTTCAGAATACCCTTGTCTTGGCAAGGTTTTTCCGCAATAAAGTTCTTGCATAGTTTCATCAGAGTGGATTCCGCATTTTGCTACAATCCATTCTCTGTCATTTGACATTATTTTATCAAATTTTTCCAACAACCATTCTTGATATTTCCTCAAGAATTTACGGCACCAATGATTTGTAAATCCATTGACCATAAGCCCATTGCACCTATTCAATGCTAAAACTGGGTCTTGCTTCTTCTTTGCACTATATAACAAAGATGTTAAAATTTTTGTATGATCATAAGTTGGTACTGCTACTGTTCCCATATACATCGTGTGCGCGCTCAAATAATCGAGTTCATCTGCTCCACGTGGTTCCATACAATCTGTTGTTGTGGTCACTCCTATTTGCTTCCAACAGTCTATTACTGTATATGCATTATAAAATGGGTGTGCCCAATCTGAAACTGTCCATGTGTTATCATCTCCACATAAACATTTTGCTGTTTCCAGCTCAAATTCTGCAAGGCTTGTATCAGTCACATATGGATGTGTCTCTAACCAAGCATAAGCCATCAATGTATACAATATTAATGTATTATCATTGATCGTGTTAGGTGACCCTGAAGGGTTTCCAGTAAGTTTTTGAACTAACACTCCTGTTGGGCTTATAATGATGCTACTCACAAGATTCCTATATAAGGTTTTAAGTCTTTGTAAGTTTTCGGGAGTTCTATCTTCTTCACGAAGCATATTCCAGCGCAACTTTGCGCATCCCCACATCATATATGAACGTAAACTACTATCATACTCACTTTCATCGAGTGCGTAGCCATTTGGATGTTTCTTCAATTTTCTTATCATTGTGTCCCAATTTCTATTATATGGTGACCATCCAACTGTACTGGCTGATTTCAACCAGCTACTATTCATTTTCT